GACTGTCATTTAGTGCAGCCGGGTTGTTGTTAGGTGAACCAGAGTGAGCTGTAGATGAATAGCCATCAACAGATGAACCAGCAGCATTTCTACCACTGAAGTCTGTATCAGCTTCATCAAACATTGCTTCAGCACCAGTTTGTGAAGTATATCTGCTTCTCATTGCAAAGATAAGTCCAGTTGGACCAGTCATTGGCTGAACGCCAGCGATATCGTATGCAATTAAGTTTGGCATTGCTCTTCTAACTAATGAAATTAGGATTGGATCCCAATTCGCTACTGAAGAACCAGTTGCGTTAGTTGGAGCTGCCTCGCTTAAGAAAGCTTGGTCTTCTTTCGAAGCTCTTTCTTGGTTTTCTAAGATGACAGATGTAACGGCTCGTCTGTAAGAGTCCTTGATTTCTGGTAAATCAGGATGTTCTAAGACAGGCTGCCATTTTTTCTCGTGTGTTTCGGATAAGTACATTTTAATATTTCTCCCTTACTTATTACCTGTTAGACAGTTTAATGTCTTTTGTTTTGCTAATAGCGGCGGTGTAAGCAGCCATTGCATTTGATAAATCTTCATTATTTGAAGATTCACCAGCCGCCACATCATGTAAATCCTCTTTCACTTCTTCTTTCTTACCAAAATATGATTCTTTAATAGTTTCACATTTTGCTTTAAAAGTTTCAGCGTCTGAGTAGTCAATTTCTTCGGCAAGCTTAGCAAATTTTTCTTTTGCTGTGTCAGCAAGGTCACTAGCAACTTCAGACATGATTTCATTTCTTGTCTTAACTGTATTGTCCTTGTTTAACTCAACATTTTTTTCAATTTGCTCATTGAGTTTCTTTTCTAAGTCTTCAATTTTAGAAGCTTGTTCTTCTAAAACATTGTACTTTTCATCAGGAACATCAATGTAATGCTCAGCAAAAAGTTTCTTTAATCCTGAAATAAAGTCTTCAGCGATTTCACCTTTGATGCCTCTTTCAAGTGCGATTTCATTTTCTTTCATCCACTCTTCGACAACATAAGATAGATAGCTGTCAACTTTTTCAGTTAACTCTTCTTTATGCTTAGCAGTTTCTTGCTCAAATTTGTTGTTGTACTCTACTTCTAAGTGTTCTTCAATCTCTCTAACTTTAGATTTGATTGCTGATTCAAAGATAGTAGCAGCTTTGTTTTTAAATTCTTCGGATAAGTCAGACTCTCCGGCGATTAAAGCATCAACATGTTCAGTTACATCAAGTTCTTCTTTTTTCATTTTCTTGTCATAACCTTCTTCTTTGTCTCCGTCTTTTTTATCTGCCTTTTTGTCTAAGTATTTTTTTAGACCAGCTGGCATTTCGCCTTCTTGTACGACTTCTCCCGCTTCTTCAGTTTCTTCTTGCTCTTCTTTTAGTTTTGGCATAGGGTCAGCTGCGCCTTGACTTTTCTGTTGAGCATCTCCAGAAACCTGCTTTGTTTTTTTAGTTGCGTCAGGATTGCTGTCTGTCGGTTTTACCACAGCTGGACCTAAATCTTCTGCCTCATTTGACAGGTGAGTTGGCTCAGCCGCTACAGCATTCTTCTTAGGAGCATCTGCAACTGTAGCTTCTGCTACTGCTTCAGCTTCTAACGCCTCTAAATTTTTAGCTTCTGTATCGGCCATTGAGAAATCTCCTTTATTAAATAACTAGTTATTTTTTCTCTTAATTATAGATATTTATAAGATTATAGATTTTGAAGAAAGGATTTGAATACTTTAGACTTAGCTTCTGCTAAAGCATCTCTCTTTGCTTTCGCAATCTGTTGTTTCCACTCATTAATATCTTTTTCAATAAGAACGCCATTGTCCCATATCCACTCTTTTTGTTCCATAATGCCTTCTACGAAAGCATCTGGAGCTGAGGGGTCAGCAACAATATCCGCAGCTGTAGCTAAATAAAAATCTCTACCTACATAATTTGCGCCGTTCTTGGTTACCAAGGAACCCATACCTCGACTAGATACTCCTAATTGAGCACCTTCGTCAATAAGACCTTTTACAATCTTACCGTACGGTGTATCCATGATTTTTGCTTCACCGATAAAATTTTTGCCTTCAGACTTTAGAGATGTAATCATATGTGATACTCTCTCTAAATTTACCGTAGGTCCATCTGGATGGCCTAGTTCACCGAATGCTCTTTTTTTATCAATAAATTCTTTTGTATAACGGTCTACTTCTTTACCAAGTATTTCACTTTCGTAAATTCTACCGTTACGATTTTTAATATCTGATTGTAAGAAAACGCCTCTTATTTTATAATTCTTTTTACCATTGGTTTCTTCAACCAAATATTGTGCGTCTTGTATTTCTTCCGATATAAGTTTCATTGTTCTCTCTCTTGTACCAACTATTTATAAACTTTTTTATCTAAACTCTACAATTATTGTGTAATTGTCACCGTTTGCAAAGTTTTTTGTTGATAATAGTACATCTCCTGTTGGTGTTGTTGCGTTATTACTAATCTCATCACCAGCAGTCCTTAAATCCCAATAACCATTCCCACTTAATAATACTGCTGTACTGTTTGTTGCACCTGCCCATACTAATTCTACAGCTGACTTATTATTAGCAGTGTTAATAGAGTACCATATTCTAGCAATCTTTCTAGCACCATCTTCGGTCATAAATGTTGTTTCTGAAGCGTCAACTTTATTAACTAATTGTTCGCCTGTACCGTCTGAGATGTTTGTCATTTTAATTACAAATTTTACACCAGAAGTATCTGCTATTGTTTGTGTTGTAACTATGTCTGCCATTTTAATTAAATCCTGTTTCTTTGTGACACTCTAACATTAGACTAAAACCATCTACATTAGCGTCTGTTATAATTTGAATATCACCTGTACCTTTAATTTTATCTTCATTTGGTTTTAAACCATAATTATCAATACCTGTCATATTTAATTCTTGTTCATTTTCAAATTGCAATTTCACTGTGCCTGTGCCTTTTACTTCATAGTAAACATTTGCAATTGATATTTCAGATTCATTTGTTGAACCTAATAATGTATCTAACTCAATTAGTTTTTCATCTTCATTTCTAGCGCCAGTAATTTTATTAATTACTTTGAAATTATCATCAACTAATTTTTCAGATACAATAGTCATTACTAACCTATATGTCCTGAGGTACTATCATAAAAAGTTTTAGATAGTTCTCCTCTTTCTTTAGTTTCACCAGCTTTTCTAGTTCTAATATAAACTTGTACTGTATCGCTTGTTCCTGGTTTAGTATAAGTTCTAATACCATTTGCAATTACAGAATTAGCACCGTCAGCCGAATCAGGATATGTGTCAGTGACAACGGCAGTATTATCATACTCCCAAATACCATCTGAACCTGGAACAGTTACCCACGCCATCTTTATTCTCCTGTTTCTGTGTCAATATAATTGTATAGAACATCTGTACTTACATTGTGAAAGTCTGCGACTTTATCAACAGCAGTTTCTACTCTATCAATTATACTACCTTCTTCTTTTTCTATTACTTTAAAAAAATCAGTTACCACTTCTTTGTGAAGAGGTGGCAACTCATTAAAAGTTTTTGTAGTTATAATATTGTTATTATTATAATTACTGATTTTCATTCTCAGCAGGTGCCTCTGCTTCAGGTTGAGTTTCAGTATTAGGTGTAAACTCAATCTGTTGACCCTCAGTGTCCATAATTTGGTCTGTTCTATCAGACGGGTCAATAACGGCAGGCTTTGGGTCACTATGAGGTTGTGCCTCTACTCCATTAAATATTTTACCTGCAATATCAATTCTAGCTTGGTCTAAACCTGCAGCTACTTTATCTCTTAAAGCATCTTTAAATGCTTCGCCAGCTTCTGCATTGTTGCCAGCTGCTAAGTCATCAATAAATGTTTTTACATGTTCACTCATCATTTTCTCCTATTATAAGTTCTCATTATTTGTTGTTGGGGCTGCAATAATACCGTCATCAACTTCTTTTCTAATTTGTTTATCAATATCTTCAATATCTCTTTGAGATTGTTTTAAGATATTCTTTCTAACATATTCTACTGAGAAATATTTACCAACATAATCTCTTACACTATCAGCAACTCTTAATCTTTCTAATAACATTTCAGACTCTTTTAATTCTGCAAAGTGTCCGTCTTGTAAGAAATCATATTGTAATGCATCTCTTAAAATGTGCCAATCTTCATCTGTAATAACAGCTTTTAAGATTAACTGTGTTTTAAGAACATCATTAAATAACTCAGTAAATTTCTTTCTTAACCTTTGAACAAATTTAGTAAACTTCAGTTCATCTCTTGTAATTTCAGTAGAACGGCCAAGATTAAAACCTTGACTGGCCTCTAATCTACTAGCAGGAACATTTAAACTTCTATAAAGTTTACTTCTAAAATATTCAATATCTGTAATCTCACCTAAGTTCTGACCTCCAGGCAAAGTAGTAATATCAGTACCTCTACCACCTTCTCTACTTGGTAACCAAAAGTCCTCAAGCATAGACATATAGTTTCGGTCATCTCTAATCTCACCTGTAGATGCATCATAGACAAGTTTGTTTCTATATCTTGCCATAACATCTCTAAGATATTGTTCAGCCTTAACTTTAGGTAAATTACCTACATCAATTTTAAAAATTCTTCTTTCAGGTGCTCTTGCAATTCTGTAAATAACAGCAGCATCTTCAATCATTCTTAATTGATTGACAGGTTTAATTGCCTTATGTAAATAAGACAAGACCATATTTTTGTTTTGGTCAACTAAACCACTAGGCACAAAAGCAACAGCATCTGGAGCAATTTTAATACCACCAGATGTAGTATTAGTTACACCTTTTTCATTAAATAAAAAGTATTCTTCAAACTCATCAACCATTGTTAAAGAGTTAGGAGTTGTAGCACCATCAGGTCTTCTCTTTCTAACTTCTCTAATCTTCTTAATTTTACGAGGGTCAATGTATCTTAATTCTGTGATACCTTTTCTCGGTGATTCTCTATC